GTGGAGTTGACTTCATATTCTTCGACAATTTGAGTGCTCTAACTTTCGGGGTGGACGAGAACTCTAACTTTGAGCAGGATTCAATGGTGATGTTTTTTCGCGATCTGAGGTTGATGGGCAAGAGCGTAGTATTCCTGCACCATTCCGGGAAATCAGGGGATCAGCGGGGAGCATCGAGGCGGGAGGATATTCTGGATTTGGTTTTGAAGCTTGGGGTACCCGAGCTCGTATCACATGGCGGCTGTGAGTTCAGATTTGAGATCACCAAAGCACGCGGTGTCGAACCGAAACCGTCGCTCGGCGAAGCTGCGTTGATTATAGGGACGGGAGGGAGTCTCGTATGGTCTCTGAAAGACCGCTCTAGGGTAGCGGTGTTACCTAAGTGGGCTGATGCGATGCGTTTGTTGCATAATAGTCCCTCCCTGTCACACGGTGCCCTGGCGGAGATTATGGAAGTCAGTCAACCTAGAATTTCGCAGTTGTTGAAACAGGCAGAAGACCTCGGGTACCTGGCGGGCAGGGCTTTAACGGAGGAGGGTATGGGGTATTTGAGGAAGCATTATATGCGCGCTGATGAAGAGGATACAGAGGATGAATTTTAGGGCATATTATGGGCATATTAGCATTTCGCTATGTCTGCTGTTTACGTGGCGTTTGAAAGAGAAAGCCTTGGGATGCTACATTAGTTAACCCCCCCCCCCTTGGGGGTTATATTAGCAAATTCTTATAATACCCAAGGATTTGTTTGTTCATGTGGGTTAGAGTGGTGAAACACCTATGTGATCCTTGGATTGCACATTTCAAAGAGTTGGAAATGTTTGTTTACGCGGCGTTTGAAAGAGAAAGCCTTGGGATGCTACATTAGTTAACCCTCAAACTTTGAACCCACTAAATATGTGGGTGAAGGGGTTAAAAAAGGGTTATATAACCATTATAACGGGTTATAAAGGCACTCTTGCACCTGTTAACCGGAGAGGGACTCCCCCCTTTAGGGGGGAGCCCGCCCTTAACAGCAGTGCAATCGAAGAGACAGGGGGCAAAAACAGGGCAAAAACAGCCAAGAATCTCAAAGCAAAAAGTTCTTGCAATTTCCCCAAACACCAGCTAGTATCAGAGCTACTCTCTTCGTGTGAGATAGAAAATGAAACCGTCTTCCCCTTCTCCTAAATCATCCCACAAGGAAAAATTCTCAGCTGTCCAGAAGAAGGGTGTGAACATTTCCATGAGAGATGTGCTGCTTGAATGTTTCGTAGGACTAGGAGGTACCCCCGCACTTCAAGCATGGGCAGAAGAAAACAAAACCGAGTATTACAAACTCCTTGCCAAACACACCATACCAACTCGGATGGAGGTAGGAGGTCTCGATGGAGAGAAGATCCAACTGGAGATGATCAATGCAACCGAATCTGCAAGACGCAAGCTCGGTTCAGCGATTGAGCGCGAAGGGGGCCAAAACCTTCCTCGCGTCACTCACTGAGGATGAGCTTTGTGCTCTACACTACGACTGGCCGTCATGGGCTAGGCGAGCCCAGCTTGCGCCGGGCGGCAATTGGAGCTTTTGGGTTGTGCTAGCAGGTCGTGGATTCGGTAAAACAAGAACCGGAGCAGAATGGGTTCGCAACAAAGTCGAAACGGAACAGTGTGGACGTTTGGCCTTTGTTGCTAAAGACCCCGGCGAAGCGCGCGATGTTATGATTGAGGGTGAAAGCGGAATACTTGAAATAAGCCCACCATGGTTTCGCCCCAAGTACGAACCTTCCAAGAAACGTCTTACATGGCCCAATGGGGCCATTGCTACAATCTACTCAAGTGAAGAACCAGAAGAGCTCCGCGGCCCACAGCACGATGGCGCATGGGTCGATGAACTACTCAAGTTCAAGACGCAGGTTGAAGTATGGGATCAGTTGGGCTATGGTTTGCGTCTCGGTGCCAACCCACAAGTCTGTATCACCTCAACCCCACGTCCAACCAAGACCCTGCAACTGATCCTCAAAGACCCGATGACAGTGAATACTGGTGGGTCCACTTATGAGAATTTGTCAAACCTTTCCCCTATCTACAAATCAATTATTCGCCGGCATGAAGGCACGCGCCTCGGTCGGCAAGAACTCAATGCGGAGATCTTGGACGACATTCCGGGTGCGTTGTGGACATACAAGCGCCTGGATCAGTTGCGGCTCAGTGCTGTACCGTGTGAACTGGTGCGCGTGGTCGTCGGCGTAGACCCTGCCGTCAAGTCTAACGAGGAAGCGGCAGACACAGGCATCATTGTTGCGGGGCTAGGCGCCGACGGACACGGCTATGTCCTGACGGATGCGACGCTGCACGATACCCCGGAGAAATGGGCGAGACGCGCCATTCAGCGGCTCGAAGATTACAGTGGCGATCGCATCATTGCGGAGGTGAACAACGGCGGTGATCTCGTCGAGACTGTCCTGCGCAGCATCGATAGGTCTGTGCCTTACCGCGCTGTCCATGCATCACGCGGCAAGCGGACTCGCGCGGAGCCCATCAGCTCGCTTTACGAACAAGGACGCATCCACCACGTCGGCAGTTTCCCTGAGCTGGAAGATCAGATGTGTACCTATGACCCACTCAACTCAAAGGATTCCCCCGACAGGATGGATGCATTGGTCTGGGCGTTCACTGACCTGTTCAACCGGGGTGCTGTTGACTTGAGCAGAGCAGAGTTTGGCGCGGCTACGTTGACTAGTACACAATATCGTGATGGCTCCGAAGATGCTGAGGACGGTTTCGTGAATGAGTTGACCAGCGCGGGAGGCTGGGAATGATGGACAATCCGATCAAGGATGACGCTTCCGACGTCTGCCCGATGTGCGGGGTGAAGACATTCCAGGTGCGCGGTGCGCTAAATGATCCGTACGGTATGATGGATGAGTATTGGTGCTCGCTATGCGGGTTCCTGTGGCCGACGGAGTGGAATACACAGGAGCGGGTATCCAGTGAGTCATGAGCGCTTGGTCACCTTCCATATCGCGAGCATGAATGACCATAGCGTCGTGGTCGAGGTGCATGTATTGGTCGCGGCCAATGAATCCAAGAACAGCCGGATGCGCTTACGCGTAGGTGACAGCATCAACTTCAGCGTGGAGGCTGAACTGCATGGCGATAAAGTGGCACAGATTACGACTGAGACGCGTCGCGAGATCATGAAAGCGCTCAAACCATGAAGCTCCTTGACACATTGGCGCAGCTATTCGCCTCTAAGGACAAGGCGCCCAAGGCGTCGTTCGGGGAGACAGCCTTCGGTAATCCGTATCACCTGTTTGCTGGCCCACCCTTTCGTGAATACAACCCGTCCGACCTCGTATCGCGAAAGGGGCTGACGATCTACGACAAGATGCGTCGTGATGATCAGATCAAAGCGGCGATGAGCTTCAAGAAGCACAGCATCCTGGCTGGCGGTTGGGATATCGTATCGCCCGAGATGGCACCAGAGAAATGGAAGCCGGCTGAACTAGTAGAGAAGCGTCTCAAAAAGATAGAAGGCGGATTTGAGAACACGCTGCTCCAGCTACTCACAGCGCTTGACTATGGGTACTCGATTACAGAGCGGGTATGGAAAGATGATAATGGTGCCTACCTCGCGGCGCTCAAGACGCGTGCCCCGCATCAGATGGAGTTCATCAGCGACGTATTTGGCAATGTGACCGGGCTGGAGCAGAACGCGCGCCCGCTGCCGATGGACAAGTTCGTCTTGTATTCCTACGCTACCGAGTTCTCCAACCACTATGGCACGTCCGACCTTGAGGCTGCATACCGCGCCTGGTGGACGAAGGACAACGCGTATAAGTGGATGGCGATGCTGCTTGAACGCATGGGCATTCCGCCCATCTTTGCGCTTTATAACGCGGATGACTACAAAGGCGACCAGCTCAGTAAGCTGAAGACGATCATGCTGCGGATGCAGGCCGCGACGACTGGCATCATTCCGCGTGGCGACAAGGACTCGATGGAGCTATGGTCTCCCGAGCTTGCGGGCCAGGTATCGACGGTATTTATTCCGGCGATGGATATGTTTAACCGTGATATAGCGCGCGCTATCCTAATGCCCGGGCTGTTAGGTGCGACACCGGACGACGCAGAGGGCAGCTATGCCCGCGCGCAGGTTCATTTCGATGTATTCATGTTGGTCATTGAGCACGTGCGTCGTGAGCTTCAGGAACTGGTCAATGCGCAGATCGTCGCGCAGATCGTCGCGGTCGAAGTAGGACCATTGGAAGAACCGCCGCGCTTCGAGTTTCGCCCGCTCACGGACGACGTGCGCATCGACCTCATGGAGTCATGGGGAAAGATGGTAGATGCTGATATCGTCAAGCGCCAGGGCGAAGACGAGAAGCATATTCGCAAGCAGCTCAAATTCCCGGAACGTGAGGCTAAAGATGAAGACTTCGACGAACCTGAGCCTGCTCCTCCTGGAGAAGGCGGAGTTGCTGACGATCAAATTCCTTCGGGCGCTGGTGGTAATCCAGGAAAAGGTAAAGTCAAGCGCCTCGCAGCGCCCACGCGCAGCGCTCACTTCGAGCAAGTCGCGCGGCGTCTCGATGCGCTGGAGGCGCAGTCGAAAGACAAGCTGAAAGGCGTGCTCGCGGCACTGCGCGATGTGTTCATCGCCGACCTGCCTAAGAAACCAACGGCGGCGAAAATCAACGACCTCAAGATGCCCGGCTCGCCGCTGGAAGATTCCATAGCATCGATGCTGCTCGCAGCCTTTGGTCAAGGGCGCAAGGACGTACGCACTGAGGTCAATCCCAAGCCCAATGCCAAGCCTGCTATGACGCCCAAGGCCGCGATCCGTTATCTCCGAGAGAAGGCGCTGTGGGTCAAGGGCATTACCGAAGAACAGTTGCTAAAGGATGCCAAGGCCGTGCTGCTCCAGTCGCTCCACAACGGCGAGGGCACAGCGGAAACAGTGCACAAGTTACAGGACGTGTGGCTGCCGTACCTGGGTGATGAGTCTATCATCGAAGACGAGCTACAACTCACAGCGCCGCGCCTGGAGACCATTGTGCGTACGAATACTACCGATGCCTACAACAATGGGCGACTGGTCGAGATGCGCGACCCTGATCTGGAAGGCTTCATCCACGGCGTTGAATACAGCGCGATCATTGACGAGCGCACTACCGAGCTATGCCAGCATCTTGACCGTAAGATATTCAGGATTGACGATGTGGATATCGACAGGTTCACTCCTCCCAACCATTACAACTGCCGCTCAATCCTTGTGCCGATCATGGTCGATGAGCCCATTGACGTCGCTGACCTTATCACAGCGACGGACAAAGGCATTGCGCTCGACCTGATGGACAAGGGCTTCGGTGGTACTGCTCGTTTCGCTTGGGATGAGTCTCAGCACCCACGCGTCCCTGCTGGCAGCGGTGATGAGAGTGGTCAGTTTGGACCAGGAGGCGGTGGCGGGATACCCGACGATGTTCAAGATGGGAAGGACAATTTTGGACGTTCTTTACCAGGGACTGCTGAAGTTCCTTTTCATGTGAAGCGCGAAAAACAAACAGAAATCATTCTGCATGAAGATTACAAGGCTGCTAAAAAAATTGCCCAGATAAAAACTGTTCGTCTGTCTTCTCTGATTGCAACAGAAGGGCATGTGGATAGAAATCAAACCAGCAAAATTTTAAGCGGCAATGCTGGGAAAAGTGTAACTCTACCGTTAGTTGCATCTTACGAAGGCAGTTTATACATCATGGACGGACATCACAGATTGTCAGCTGCTAAGTGGAAGGGTGATATTGATGCTGAGGTACGTCTCATAAAAGTTGGGAAGGCTGCTGACACCGAGCACTTCACCTGGGACGAGTCTCAACACCCGCGCGATGATCAAGGGCAGTGGACGGACGCGGGCGGTGGATCGTCATCTACCCGCATCGAGGAGACGCTCAAGGAGCGCGCCTTGAAAGCTGGTCAAGAAAAAGGAATTGAGCATGCTTCTGTCATCAACGAGGATGGGGAAGTTATCATCGACAAGGATGGCGATACGCACTACGTCGAGTTTACTGAACAGGAGATTTCAGAAATGCGCGGCAGTATCGTGCTGCACAACCACCCAAATCAGACGACGCTTTCTGAAGGTGATCTACGCATGACCAATAGCGCTCAGTTGAGAGAGATTGTGGCTGTGACCGAAGATGGGGGTGTTTATCGAGGTAAGGCGCTGATGGATAATCATCTAGTTGGGAATGCTTACACGGCGGTTCATTTTACTATTATGAGAAATTTGAATAATGCTATCGCCAGCCAGGATTTGCTGCCTCCACCAACAGAATTTACTTTAGAAAAAGCGAACATGGTATATGGCCATGCAGCGAACACAGCCTTGTCGAAGATCGGAGCTATTGCCTATGACGCGCAGTTAGGAAAATACATGAAGGATTCAATTGCCAGCTACAATGCACACAGCAATGGTTTTGAAGCATTAGTTGATGCTGCTGCCAATGTGGCAAAAGGAGTTCTTCCATGAGCTTCATTCTGATTGACCCTCCAGTCTCCGCTTATTCCTCACTCCGCGAGATCGAGGCGTGGCTGCGCGCGCTGAGGAAGCTGCCGCGTAATCCGGAGGTGGTCGATGCGATCAAACAGGCCGAAGCGTGGCTGAAGTCGAAGGAGAGCGATAGTGCTGGACACACTGGCGGTTGATCTCGCGTTGCTGATGTTCCTGCTGCCCGCTGTGGTTGGGGTTCTGGTGCCAGCATTCATACTGATCGCTGGTATGGTTGTGTTCTACAAACGAAGGAGGAAGAACGATGGACAAGCTGATTGATGACGACATGGTTGACGATGGCCCGCTGGAACCGGAGGATGTCGACCAAATCGCTGAGGGGCAGCATGTGGTGACTATTACCATTAAGGACCGCATGCTGGCTGGCGTCGACGAATTGAAGGAGTCCTTCGCCGGGCTGACGCTGTCGAATGAGACCATCGCGGCGGTTGATCGCCTGTCGGCCATGGTGGAAGAGCTGCCCTGACATGCAAAGCCGCATTCGCTCCATCCACCAGATCGAGATCACGTCTCGCTGCAATCTGCGGTGCAAGTACTGCGTGCATCCGCATATGGCGCGCGCGAAGACGGACATGGATGAGGATACCTATGCGGCATCATTGCGCTGGGCCAAGAAGTTCGTTCAGCACGGTACGCAGAACGAGATCAACTTGGCGGGAATCGGCGAATCGACCATGCACCCCGACTTTGTTCGCTGGGTCTACCTCGCGCGTGAGGCTGTAGGATCGCATTGCCGCGTGGTCCTCGCGACGAACGGCTTGCTGATGACGGACGAACTGGCGCGCGAGCTCGCTCCCGCACGCCCGATGATCTGGGTGTCGCTGCACCGCCCTGAGAAGGCCGGGCCTGCGGTCGAGGCGCTGAAGCGCGTCGGTCTGCTCGCCGGGATCAGCGCGGACCCGGCTCTCGCGGCGATGAATTGGGCCGGGCAAGTTGACTGGCACGTCTCGGTCCCCGAGCGGCGCAAGTGCCAGTGGGTGCGCAACGGGCTGGCCTTCGTGATGAGTGATGGGCGCGTATCGACTTGCTGCCTGGACAGCGACGGCAGCGGCGTCATCGACCAGGACATCAAGACCGCGAAGCTTGAGCACGTGAGCACGCGACCCTACAGGCTATGCGATACCTGCGACCAGGAGGTGAACTGATGAATGTACTTTTGCCTATTCTGTTGTATAGCTGGGCGACGTTGCTTGCCTTGGGTATTTTGATAAATAAAGGATGGACGCCCAGTACGCAAGTATTACTATTTTGGATCATAGTTGGTGGCCCGATATGTTGGGTCGCATTTTTGCTGTGGTGGATCAGAAGCAGGGTTGAGTTATGAACTACCCACGCCCCATCGCCTCCGTCAAGCAGATTGAAATTTCGAGTCGTTGTAATCTCGCGTGCCAATACTGCCCGCACCCGACGATGGCGCGCGAGAAGAAGGACATGGACGATGCGACGTTCGACCGCACGCTCAAGCTAGTGGATCACTTCTGCCGTGAGGGCACGCAGGGCGAGCTGTCCTTGACTGGCCTCGGTGAGGCGACGCTGCACCCGAAGTTCCCGCTGATGCTATTGATGGCGCGTGAAGCAATAGGTTGGAACAGGCCGCTTGTATTCTCGACCAACGGGCTGCTGCTCGATGATGCTATGGCAATGTTGATCGCGCCGGCCAAGCCCATCGTCTACGTGTCGCTCCATCGTCCGGAGAAGGCTGGCCCAGCGATCGAGGCGTGCAAGCGCGCGGGCATCGTCGTCGGCAAGAACAACAGCTTCGTTGATAGCGCCCTCGACTGGGCCGGTCAGGTGAAGTGGCACGTGTCAGCGCCGCGCATGCCGTGCGAGTTCCTGCGCAGCGGCTGGGGCGTCGTGCTGTCGGACGGCAAGATCACGACCTGCTGCTTCGACGCAGATTACAGCGGCGTGATCGGTTCTGTGTGGGACGATCCGCGCGGCTTGCAGATGAAGCCGTATGGCTTGTGCCCAAAGTGCTCGGACTTTCCGCCATGAACGGTGCGCTCGGGATGATCGATGGCATGAGCTTCGAAGCCACATTCCTGGTGCTCGCGGCATTTCTGCTTGTTGTGGCAATCGGCATATTCGTCGTAGTCGATCTGTTCGATTCGTTGATTGCTTTTCTTAGAAGGAGATCCAGATGATTAAGAAAATCGGGAACGAGTGGTGCGTGTTCGACAAGGCCGGTGTGAAGAAGCTCGGTTGCCATCCTACCGAGGAGAAGGCCAAGGAGCAGCTCGCCGCCATCGAAGCTAGCAAGCACATGAGTTACGCACAGCGGATGGACGGCATCGAGATCTTCGCTTCTGGGCGACACAACGGTGACGACTACAGCGACGACGACCTGGACGCGATGGTCGAGGCGTTCGGCGCGCTCGACTTCAAGCCACCGCTCAAGGCTGGTCACGTCAAGGACAAGCCTGGCATGCCTGCTCTGGGGTGGGTGGACAACCTGCGGCGCGAGGGCAGTAAGCTGGTCGCCGACTTCATCGATATGCCAGACCTCGTGTACGAGGCCATCAAGGATAAGTTGTACAACACAGTGAGCAGCGAGATCTACTGGGACTTCGAGCGCGCAGGCAAGAAGTTCAAGCGCGCGCTCAAAGCTGTGGCGCTGCTTGGTGCGGACATACCTGCTGTGGCCAACCTGAGACCGCTGCACGAGATGCTCCACGACGATGCCGCCGAGGTTCACTACGGCGACGAATTAGAATACAAGCTGGCCGACCGTGGCAGCTTGCTGGACTTCATTAACGCCCACGGTCACGAGTTCTCCGAAGAAGCTGATCTTGAAGCGCTGCTCGACGGAGTCAAGAAGGCTGCTGCCAAGCGGCATGATCTCAACCATTCTAAGGAGACCGATATGGACCCCGATGAAATCAAGAAACTGGTTGGCGACACGGTAGCTGCCGCGCTCGCTCCCATCACCGAGGCTATTGGTGGCCTCAAGAACAACAGCACTGACGATACGTCATTGGATATCACCAAATTATCGAGCGACGAAAAGGCGATGGAGATCGTCAAACTGTCTAATGCCCTCAAGGCGGCGGATAAGGCACGCCGCGAGGCTGCTGACGCGCTAAAGACCGCACAGACACAGTCCGGCCAGAACGCGGAACGTATCAAGACCCTGGAGGAGGAGACGCGCAAAGTTAAGATTGAGAAATTAGTCGAGCAGTGCCGCATCCCGGCTATGCGTTCGTTCGTCCGCCAGTATGCGGACCTCGCTACGCGAGATGCAGACATCCACGTGTACGATGCGCAGGGTAACAAGAAGCCTGCGCTGGAAGAGCTGGAGCGCACCATCGGCTACATCAACGCCAACGCACAGCGCTTGTTCACTGTCGTGTCAACCGATGACCCGAACAACAAGAACGAGGCCGTACCGAGTGAAGAGGTCGATCGCCGCATCAAGCACTACAAGGCCCAGCACCCCGGCGTCTCGCATCACGATGCGCTGCATGCGGTCCTTGATGCCGACCCTGTCCTCAAAGCGGACTACGCTCAGGCTGGCTGATCCGATTAACCTTGGTTAGAAAAGGAGCTCATTATGTATGGATATCAACCCATGAACTTTACGCTGGTGGCTGCTGTGGCGACGCCGCAATACCGCTTCGTGCTCAATTCGGGCGACAACTACGGTGGTCCTGCCGTCAACGCGACACAGTTTAACCCTGGCGTCTCGCAGAACAGCGCGGCCATCGGCGAGCATATCAGCGTCTGTCCGCTTGGTCTGACTCGCTGCTATGTCAGCAGCGCCGTTACGGCGGGATCGAATATCACAGCAGCCGCAGACGGCGGTGCTGTGCCAGCAGCCTCTGGTGACATGGTCACAGCGTATACGCTGGAGACTGGCGCCGTCGGCGACCTGATCCCTGTCATGGCGATCCCGCCCTGGAAACTCGGCTGATGCCTTCAACCTAACTACCAAAGGAGAAAATTATGCCCGCTGCTACTGGACGCGCAATTCACGTAGACAAGCCGCTAAGCGATACGCTGGTCACAGCCTTCGATACCGCTGGAGATTTCGTCGCGACTCGTCTGTTCCCTGTCGTACCTGTCGGTAATCAGTCCGACAAGTATTACATCCTTCGCAAAGAAGCATGGCTGGCCCTGCCGGATACGTTCCGTGCGCCGAAAACGCGTGCTCGTCGCATTGAGTTCGACGTGTCAAGCGATTCGTACTTCGCCAAGAACCATGCCCTCGGTGCGGACATCCCGCTGGAGGACCTCGCCAACGCTGACAACGCGATCCGTCTGCGCGAGTCCAACACGATGATGATCGGCACGGGCCTGTTGCGCGGTCTGGAGGCTCGCGTTGCAGCGACTTGCACCACGTCTGGCAACCACGTCACGGCACCTCTGCGCAATACGGGCGCCAATGCATGGGACGCGGTCAATTCTGCCGATCTCGCGGACCAACTGCTGACGGCGCACCTCGCGATCTATCACTCGACTGGCTTGCGCGCCAATACACTGACGCTCGACTACGATTCGTACCTGTACGCGAAGCAGAATAAGCGTCTGTTTGAAATCTTCAAGTTCCGCGATTCTGGCCCCGGCCTGCTGAATGACTCGCAGCTCAAGGAAATGTTCCAAGTGGACAACATTCTCATTGCGCGCAGCCAGAAGAATAACGCCAACCCCGCACAGACTGCAAGCATTACATCAATCTGGGGTGCCACCGCGCTGCTGAGTCGAGTCGAGGGTGCTTTGTCGATGCAGACTGCTACTTATGGTCTGTCATTTCGCTGGAACGATCCTGTGCTCGGTGTGCCGATGGCCGTGGCACGTCAGGTATACGACGGAGCGGGTTCCGAGAAGATTGAGGTGCTGGAAGGCGGTTATTATCAGGATGAGAAGATCGTGGCCAAGGAACTCGGCTACTACATCAACACGAAAAGTGGAGTCCCGTGGTGATCTGAAATGGAAGCTTATGCCGCTAAAATCTACGGCTTGGCCGATCCAGCGACTGGAGAACTTCGCTATGTTGGTAAGACGCATCGTCCTCTTGTGGTGCGTCTGAACCAGCATGCGCAGGATCCTGCGAAAGGAAGCAACCATAACAGGCACTTAGCAACGCGATGGGCTCGAATCAAGGAGAACGCATCATGACTGAAAGAATTTTTACAGCAGCCATCCCAGCCCAGGAGTCACTCGGGTTGTGGGAGCTGGTGCGGGCGGAAATCCTGCGGGCGAATGGCGGGGTGGAGGAGGTGTGCGTCAACGATTTAATCGTGAATGCAGGTCGCACCTATCTCGCCAAGCGCATCGCCGCAGGGGACACCGTTGCATCGGCCATGGCATACATGGCAGTCGGTACTGTTGCCACAGCAGCAGGGCTGACTGACACGACACTTACCGGAGAGGTCGTCCGCAAGGCATTATCCACCAACTCCGCAGCGACCAACAATATCCACACCTGTGTCGCAACGTTTGGCGGGGCGGCGGATTCCGTCACGAGCATCGCCATTACAGAGGCTGGCGTCTTCAACCATGCAGCCTCGGGCAACGGCACAATGTTCCAGCGGGTGACGTTCGCGGCAGTAACGTTGGCGGGCAGTGACCTGTTGAAGATCACGCTGGAGACCAACGTTGGCAGCAATACGATCTAAAGGAGAACCACAATGCTGACTCCAGAACAGAAAGTCGTATTGGTGGCGTACATCGCTACTGTTCCAGCGATTAATACGCTGTATGTTGACGGCAACTTGGATGGTTTGGCATTCGCGCTGAATACCGATCATTCTCCTGATTTCTGGGTGTGGCGCACGGCTGTCGAGAAAAAGGAGGTCGTCGAGAGCGTAAGTCGCGGCGGCACATCGTTTATCTGGGCTGCTAACGGATTCATCGGGCGCAGCAATGGCGAGCTTGAATGCTGGAATCAGCTTTTCAATTCCATCCTGATGATGAATCCGTCACTGCCGAACGTCAGGCAGGCATTCGCTGATATATTCAGCGGCACTGGCAACGCAGCATTGAACCGGACGCATCTAGATATCGTTGGCAGACGTAAAGCTAGTGTGATCGAGAAAGTATTTGCGACTGGTAGTGGACTCGACACAACGGCGGGCGCGGGATTGCTTACTTATGAAGGACCGGTACCTTACACAGACTTTATCAGTATGTAAGAGGAGTTAAATCATGGCCGATTATAAACCAAAAATGTTTTTCGGCACCGCGCAACAGGTGTTTGACTTGGCTTCCGATATCGCGAGTGGAAACTTTAGTTCTGTTGGAACGACGTTCGACAATACCACCGATGCATCGGTGCCATACGCCACGCATGCTGTAGCGATGCTGGAAGCTCCTGACTGGGCTGCTGCGCCTGTGGCTGGGACGACGGTTGATCTGTATGGGCTGATGATTGACACAGACGGCACCGATGACGACACGGACGCGCCCAGCGGCACAGCAGTGGGTGGCGCGCGATGGCTAGGATCATGGACTATGGCGGCGGCAGATGCACTCCAACGCCGGGAGATAGTAATAAGTTTGGTCGGGGTTCGCAAGTTCGCGCCATACATCAGAAATTCCACCGCACAAATAATGAACAATGATGGCGGCACGAACATGGTCGTTAAGATCACCCCGTTCGTGGTTGGAGTGACTGTCTGAAATGACTACGGCATTCCATTTTCCTCTGGCATTTGAATGGACGCAACAGCCGGACTATCCAGTTGAGCTGGATGCCAAGTACGCAGGGATAATTGCGTTCGCTTCTGTGTCCGGTAGGCCATGGAAACATGATCTGAAAACCAAAAGTTTCCCGACCAAAGTCGGGACTGTGGAGGATATTGGTTCGCAGCATGGAATGGCATCCAAACCAACGGATAGCGCAAGCGGGTTGCGCTGGACAGGAATTCAGTCAGTCGCAAATACGGGTGATGGATATGCTGTACTTGTGCTGGCAAAACCGTCAGCACAACTTGTGAAGGACCGGCATTTATTGCTTGGTAGCGAGGCTGCTAGCACATATCCGCAAGCTATGCTTGCATTTAACATGGACTCTGCCACAGCCATTTCACAAAGTCGTTTTACGTTCGTCGAATATCTATCCGGGTTTAAGAGCCGGGCACAATCAACAGTTTCTCAGATAGATGGCGACTGGCATGTTTTTATCGCTAATCGCCCCGCAGGAACTTCCGCTCCTGTGCTGTATCGGGATGGGATAAACGTCACTGAATCATCAACTGCCGTTGCTGGGATTGCGTTGCCTGCTGGGGTTTATCTACATGTGCCCCCGACCAGTTCTACAGAAGGGTCTGAATGGCCGAATGCGTTATTAGTCGTATTCAATCGCCCTTTGGTATATGAGGAAATCAAGAAGTTCTCTTCCAACGTATGGCAGTTGCTGGGGGATCGGCAATTGATGTTTTACTTCGATGCTATAGCAACAGGGATCACAGAACGCTCCGCAACGGATACTGTGATGCTCGGCGATGCCACCAGCACTCTCACTGCCATCATTGACAGGATTGTAGCTGATGGCGTGATGCTGCTTCAAAGAGACATGCGCGCTATAGATCGTATCACGGCTGATGGGCTGCTGATACTATCCCACAATACATCAGAGCTTGGTCGGGTGCTGCGCGATAGCATCATGTTGGCTGATGTGCGCATATCCACACTCGACCGCACGCTAATCGACTCTGTGCTGATGGCTTCCATGCTGCGTCGCTCATTCGACCTAGCAGCGGCTGATAGGCTAATGCTCGTCGATACAGTTCTTGCTGAAAAATTGTCGTCTGGTTTGGATATAACCATTACAGACACTTTGCTGCTTGCTGATTCTGTAAATAGGACTTTGGAGAAGTTTGCGCTGGATCATCTGCTTCTGACCGATAGTGTAACAACGGCGATAGCGGGCGCGGGGTTGGTCATTGAACGCTTACTAACTGATGGCTTGCTGCTCTCCGATTCGCCTATTCGTGAGTTGCTGATCACTGCCGGGGATGCGCTGTTAATGAAGGATGCACCTATCAAGGAGTTGCTCAGGAACCTTATCGACAATTTGATGCTGGTCGATTCGGCTGAAGCGCTGATCGTTACAGGTGAACTAGAGATATTGCTGCGCGATGGCGTGCTGATGGAAGACCAGTTCTATTTTGATAGGTACGCCCAGTTTCGAGAATCGATATTCCTTAGTGATGCACGGATGTCCGAGTTGCTGCGTGAGCTGCATGACTCGATGCTAGTCGCTGATGGGCGTGCAATGGAGTACGGAATCTCAAGCATCAGCTCGCTGCTGCTGTCAGACGTGATTGAGCGGATGTGGGGGATCACAGCGAGTGAGGGACTGTTGTTCAAGGATGAGGCTGCGACCGTGTGGACAGGGGTCGTGATTGACTTTCTGGTATATGCACGACTTAAATCGGTGGACTTACTTGGTATTGAAACCAGCAATCGAGACTTGCTGGGGATCACAGTATCGAACAACATCTGGAGGGTAGAGGCATGAGACAGCAGCATGAAGCCGGTGATACTCTTCAATTTACTTTTACGAGTTCCGTGGCGCCCGATGCAGCACCATCGTTCGCGGTAGTCGGCAGCGGGGATAATTTGGTATCGTCCGCCACTGCCCTTACGTCTGGGACAACGGCGTTCTATAGTTTGTACACCATGCCGTCAAGCGCGGACGGGATTTACATGGGTGAGTGGTCAGCGCAGAAGACCGTCAGCGGCACGGCGTACCCATTCCGCAGGCGCTTCCTATTCAATGTGGTACGCACGAAGGTAAGTATAACTTGAGGAGAAGTGAAGTGATCGACTTGGACATCGTGATGTTTGTGCCCGGCATGCCGTTTGATGGCGGCACCTTGAAGGAGCGTTCTCTCGGGGGTAGCGAGAGCGCAGCCCTTTACATGGCACAGGCGCTGGCGCGTAAAGGTCAGCACGTTACTGTATTCTGCAATACGGAGACTGCTAGTGAGGACGAGTTCGGCGCACGCTATTTGCCAGCCGCCTTGTTCCCAGGTTATGCGCGCACGACGCCGCATGACGTATGCATCATCCAGCGCGCACCCGAGATGTTTGCGACTATCCTTAATTCCAAGCTGAACCTCATGTGGTGCCACGACCTCGCGCTCGGGCGCCAAGCATCGCGGTTCAAGAGCGCGCTGTGGAATGTGGACGGCGTGATGGTATTGTCGAACTTTATGGCCGAACAGTATAAGCGCGTTTACAATCTTCCCGAGTCACTGCTGTTGCGCACGCGCAATGGCATTGATGTGGCACTGTGCGACGAAGTCCTCGATCATCCTCATCCTGCTCGTTTGGAGTCGAAGCGCGTCATGTACTGCGCACGTCCTGAGCGTGGCCTAGACATCCTGCTGCGCGATATTATGCCACGCGTCTGGATCAAGGAGCCTGACGCACAGCTCAGGATCGCGACGTATGACAACAACGTCGAACACCTCCGGGAATTCTATGCCAACCTGCGCGCGCTTGGTGATTCCTACGGTGAGGGTAAGGTTGTGTGGCTGGGTGCATTGAAGAAGCGCGAACTGTACGGTGAACTCAGCAACGCCAACGTCTATGCCTACCCTACACCCGGTATTGTTAGTAAGGAGTTCAGCGAGGTAAGTTGCATCGCTGTGATGGAGGCCCAGGCGATGGGCCTGCCCATCGTCACATCCAACCGTGGCGCGTTGCCAGAGACTATTGCTGCTAGTGCGGGGACACTGATTGATGGCGACCCGTGGACCGAGACTTACCAGGCTGAGTTCACCGACGCAGTACTCGATTATTTAGGTAATCCCCTGAGCCATTCTATTGCAGAACAGTCCGGCTTAACTCGCGCCAAGGAACTGAGCTGGGACGATCTTGCCGATGACTGGGTGTGGGAGTTCGAGCGCATGCTGCGTATGCGCAATAACGATACTGAGCGTCTGGTGCGCCACGCCTGGCGTAATTCAGACATTGTGATGGCGCGGCAGATCGTCGATGATTTGGGAGCTACCGAGTCAAAAGATGACGCCAGCGGCCACCTCAACATCAATATCCAGACGCCAGACGCAGATAGCTTTCGCCACAGTCAAGGCCAAATGGTCGCTGGTGTGACTGCCGCCTTGCGGAATTGGCATGAGCTTGATGCGCTGCTTAAACCGTTCGACTTCGCATTCGGTACGCCCAATGACTTCGTCGCGCAGTATGCGAAGATCGGTGAAACGCATAATGCTGAGGTCTTCGAGTACATCAAGAACGAGACGCGGTTCAAGGTGCTGGTTGACTGGCTCAAGACGCGCGACGACATTCAGAGTGTACTTGACTATGGCTGCGGCCTTGGTGGCTATGCTTATCATGGCAGCGTGGCGACGGGCAAGCGGTTTACGGGCGTGGATATCGACCCGCGCACCATTGAAATCGCGGAGGATAAGTCGCGCACCGTTCCTGGGCATGAGGCTGCGGATGTGCGCTTTGTCGTGGCGACGCATGAACAGGCGGACACATTCGGACAGCATGATGCATTGTTGGTACAGGAGTTGTTGGAGCATGTGCCTGAGCCATGGTCAATTATCGAGTCTCTTGAGCGCTGCGTACCGGATGACGGCTGGGTCTACATCACTGTTCCCTATGGGCCTTGGGAATATGCGAGTTACTTCAGCTACCCGCACCGCTGCCATATTTGGCACTTCGATATGCACGACCTGCGCGATATGTTCGGCAGCAAGAAGAATTTCGAGGTAGATGCGCTGCATCACTCGTTTAGTGAAGAGCTTGGGACTGCCATCGGATGGTGGGTCATCAAGTACCAGAAGGACGGTACGCCCACCGGACGCATCGACATGCACCGTAAGCGGTGGCTACAGCGTCCTCGCCAGACAGTGTCTACCTTCATGATGGCGGGTCCGAATAGCGAGGAGAACCTGCACTGGTGCCTACGTTCACTCAAGCACGTGGCGGATGAGATAATCATTGTTGATAACGGGATGGGAGCTGAGGCACTGCGCATCGCGGCGCAATACGGGACCAACATAATTAGCGGCGCTGATCCGCGCATCGAGGGGTTTGAGGTGCCTCGCAACATCGGTCTCGACGCATGCCGGATGGACTGGGCATTTTGGATTGACACTGATGAGCGACTCATCAACCAGGTTAACGTACAGAAGTACATGCGTGAAAACATGTTCAATGGCTACGGTATTCGCCAGCACCACTTCGCGTGCGATACCTCATTCTCGCCTGACATGCCAGTACGGTTCTTCCGTAATCGCGTTCTTGAGGACGGGCGCAAGATGAAGTTTTTCGGCATGATTCATGAGCACCCCGAGTTGGCGCTCAATGCAGGTCCGGGCGAGGTGATCGTGATGGCGGACGCACATCTCGCGCACGTCGGCTATTTGATCGAGAGCACGCGCCAGGCACGCTTCATCCGTAACTACCCGTTGTTGCTGAAGGACCAGGAGATGTATCCCGACCGTATTCTCCAGAAACACTTCATCATGCGTGACAATATCCTGCTGTGCCGGTTTGAACTGGAGCAGAACGGTGGGCGTCTCACGCACGATATTGAGCGCCGTTGCCGCGAGGTAATCGACCTGCACCAGCGCTACTTCGTCGGCAAGAATATCTATATGGGTGCGGACAGCTTGCAGTACTATTCAGACGCGCTCACGATCCTGGGCGAAGGGTTTGAGGTAGCCTGGCAGTTTGATGCTTCCCGTGAGATGGCGGACCCGAGCATCGGATCAGTGCGTTGCCGGTTTGCTACCAAGGATGATTTCATGGCTGAATCCACGCGCAGGGTGGACGACAAGTTATCTGTGCTCGTCGATCCGAGTTATTAAAGGAGAGCGATATGACTACTTCGGTTTACATCAGGTGTCCACCGCACAACCTCAATGATGTGCTGGTCCGCACCGTCATTGGCCTGACGGGCGAGGTACTGAAAGAACGCAGGCTGGAAGATGACGAAGAGGAAGCTTTCTATGTCTACCCCGGCCAGGAGATCAATATCCTAGAGATTGAGAAGGCGGTGGATCATGTACACGTTCCCGGCTAGTTACACTACAGTAGCCAATGTACTGGAGGCGCTGCCTGCCGTCGGCAGCATTACCAACATTACGAGCGCGGTGGTATGCTCCTTCATCGGGCGTAGCGAGGCGCTCATTAATGCGAAGGTAAGCAAGCAGTACACGCTGCCTATCGCGGGCGACGTACCGCTGCTACAAACCCTATCACTTGACATCACGCTATACAACCTGCTGGCGAAGCGTATCTTCGCGGGTGAGCAGCTCAGCAAGAGTCCGTGGCCCGATAGATACAAGGAGGCGCTGGATGTGCTTGACGAGATCGCCGCTGGGACCATCCCGCTACTTACGTCGAGTGGTGCCATCGTCACTGCCGGACCGGGGCTGCCGTGGTCGAGCACGATGGACTACTTGCCGACCATGACGGAGGACGACATGACACTGTCACTGGTCGACTCGTACAAGATAGACGTTATCCGTGGAGACAGGGACCTCCTATGATTACGATCAAGATCGACACGATGGAGGCGGAGCGCAAGCTGGCGCGGATCGGGCGCGCGCTGAACAAGCGTGGGCTGCTCAAGGCCATTGGGCTGCGGCAGTTGCGCTGGATCGACGACAACTTCAAATCGGACGGCAAGCTGGCTGGCGGTTGGAAGCCGCTGTCCGAGAACACGGTCGCAGGGCGCAGGGGCGGCAGCGGTCGCATCCTGCAGGACACCGGCAAGCTGCGCATGAGCTTCACATCGAAGATGGAATCGGAGGACACTCTGTGGGTAGGTTCTCAGTTGGACGTGGCCGAGTGGCATCACTTCGGCACACGCCCCTACGACATCAGACCTGTGCGCGCCCAGGTGCTGAGCTTCATCACTGTCGGAGGCCGCGTGTTCGCGAGGTACGTTCATCATCCTGGACTGCCAGCGCGGCGCATGCTGCCGACGCAGGACGAGGCGAAGGACATGGGCGTGCGGCTGCTGGAGGCGCACGTCAAGCGGCTGGATGAAGGGATGGAACCTCATGGCTAAGGTCGACTACTTTGCGATCGCCGAAGAACTTGCGGAGATAATCCGCGCGGACATGCCTGACGTGATGGTTGTGGTCGAGGAGGAGTTGATCGTCGGGCCGGACAATTCGCCGATAGTCGCCGTGTACGTGGACAGGCGCGAGATACCGGCCAACCAGCCGATGGCTGCGGGGTTGAAGATGCGCGTCGTGCCCTATTTCGCGGTGTGGGTCTGGACGTACGGACTCAACGTCAAGGAGGCGATCAAGCAGCGCGACAGCGTGATTGGCGACGTTGAGTTGTTGCTGATGCAGAACAGGACGATAAACGACATGGTGGACACGTCCTGGATAGACGGTGGCAGGATGCCGACCGCCATGCTGCCGGAGTCGAGCGGGTTCACGTCCGGCGGAGAGATCATTGTAAGGGCTGAGTTAATGGCCGAGGTTTAGTAAAGGAGAACACATCATGTCGTATGGTTTCGCTGGGCACATCGGTCTCGGTAAAGAGACCAACTGGGGTAGCGGCACGACAGTAACGGATTATGTCGAGGCGCTTTCTGAAAACGTATCGCTGGCAATCGAACGGTTCCAGCATAAGAACATCATCGGTTCGCTAGCGGAGCCGGACGATACACCCGGCCTGCGCAGGGTGACGGGCGGCATCACGTTTGCCGCGCATCCTGTATCAATCGGGTATTTCCTCGCATCTGCGCTGTCGAATTTTGGCGCGACGGAGGTCGCTTCAGGCGTACTCTATTCGACCCTGTTCAAGACTGGCTCTGGAGATTTCAGCTCGGAGACGCCTGTCGTGCCATACACGCTTGAAATCTATCGTGATGTCACCTCATCGCAGCGATACACAGGATGCGTCGTCAACGCGCTAAATATTACCTTCAACAATAACGGCGCGGTGATGTGCGAGGCGCAGATGATCGGGCGCGGCCACACGGCGGCGGCGTCGAGAACCGCACCAACATTCCCTGGCTCGCCCAGCAAGCCATTCACGTTCGACACGTGCAGCCTCAGCTTGGGCGGCGCGGCGACGGCGCTGATCGAGACGCTGACCATCGGCATCAACAACAACCTGGAGGGTATCGCCGCGCTCAACCTGACGACCGACATCGCGAAGGTGCGCCGCAACGATCACCAGATGGTCAATGTGACGGGCACGTTGGATTTCGCCGACAACGCCGAGTACCTGAACTTCGTCAACCAGACGGAGCAACGTCTGACGGTCAGCGTGACGAAGGCGAGCAGCTTCAAGATGGTGATCGACATCCCGCGCATGGTGTACACTGCGTTCCCGTTGGCGATCCCTGGTAAGGAGCGCATCACAGTCGGGTTCGAGGGCAAGGGGTTTTACAGCCCCGGCAGCGCCACTGCTATTGCTGTGACGTTGACTACGGTGAAGTCTAACTACTAAAGGAGAGTGAAGGTGAAAGATAAAACTGGAGTGTGGAAGCCCCTGAAGTCGGTAACTATTGATGGTAAGGAAATTCTGTTGAACGGCGCACTTCCGCTGGTCGTCGCTGACTGGAAAGCGCTGCAAGCGAACGGAGTGACGCGCGAATTGCTGATGCAGACCGATGTAAACGCGATGTCCAAGTTGGTGCTTCACACAATCAATAAGGCGGACGCTAGTGTGATGGCAGAGACAATCGACAAATTAACATTGAGCGAGTTGGATAGTCTTGCTGCTAAGTTTCTGCATGAGGAAAATATCGACCGCCCTTTCTTGACAGTCTCCACCATTTAGCAAGTGCTTATGGATGGAGCAAGGCTGACATGATGCAGTTGAGTTGGTCGGAGATTAACTATTTGCTGCGGCTCTTGAAGGAGGGCAAGCATGGCTGATGTAAGCATTACCACTCAGTTGGAAGGTGCCAGCCAGGTCGAGGCCGGGCTGCGGCGTATTGGTAGTCAAATAAAGGCCGAACTTGGCAATGCAACCAAAACATCATCCGCCCTCACTAAGGAAATGTCCTCGCTTCAGAATGGGCTGCGCGGTGTCAGTTCCGAGTTGACGCGGTTCACTCCAGCACCTATAAACAATGTCGTGGCCGCGCTCGGAGGGATAGGTGGCGCTGCTGGAATAGCAGCTACCGGCGTTGGGCTGCTGACAGCAGCTTTCGCTTCGATGTTTATCAAGCTTGGCAACACGGTCGAGCAACTCGACAATACAGCAGCGAGACTTCTCATCACAACTGAGCAGGTGCAGCAACTCCAATTCGTGGCGTCACAGAGTGGCTTGTCGTTCGGTTCGATGGAGACCGCGATCTTCATGCTCAACCGACAGATCGCTTCCGCCGCCGAGGGTAACAAGCAGCTGTCCGCTGAGTTCGCGCGGATGGGCATTCAGATTAGAGATTCCACGACAGGAGAACTGCGTCCTGCGTTCGAGGTTCTTCTCGACATCGACGACAAGCTGTCCAACTTGCAAGGGCCGGAGAAGGCGCTGACTGCGATGCGCCTGATGGGGCGCGGTGCCAGCCAGGTTCTTCCGGCGCTCAATGGCCAACTGCGGGAGACCATCGAGCTCGCGCCTGTGATGGGCGAAGCATTGCTGGAGGCTGGGCGTAATGCGGATCAATCCGTAGACAAGCTGTCAGCGTCGTGGCAGGCGTTCAAGATAGAGCTGCTAACTGGCATGATCCCTGCCATCAACGCAGTTGCCATCGCGCTGGGCAACATCGGCGGCGGCATCAACCCCGCGATGGAGGCATCCAAGCAGCTCAACAAGGTCAACACGGAGCTGCGCATAGCTGAGAAGCAACTGTCGCTGATGAAGAAGGGTAGCATATTCGACATCTTCAACGACTACGGGTCTTTGGAGAAGCGCATCAAAGATCTTCGCACCTTGCGCAATACACTGATAGAAGCAGAAGTGAAGCGTATCCAAACGCCGCCTTCTGGAACTGCCGCTGCGCAGGGCAGAACGGTGCCGATTGTTCCTGTATTGAAAACTGGCGGCGCAGGCGCAGACCCGCTCGCTCCACTCAAGTCGATGCGCGAGGAGCTTCAGCGCAGCATCGCTACATTTGGCATGGGCGCGGATGCAGTTAAGAGGTGGAACCTGGAGCACGGCGAGCTATCCCGCATCAGCGGACGCAATGCTGCTGCGCTTAGAGCTGAGAACATGGCCTTGTTAAGCACACTCACAGCCAAGGAGCAGGCTAAGAAATTATCTGAAGATCAAGCGGAAGCCGACAAACATTTGCTGGAAACACAGAACGAGATTACCAGGCAGAATATCGAATACACAGATTCTATGAAAGCCATGGCCTCGGAATTGGAGGATGCGGCTGACCCGATGCGGGCCTATTCCAGAGAACTAGAGCGCATTCACGCGGTGTCTGAGGAAATGGCCAAACAAGGCACGCCTATAAGCTCGCAGGCGCTGGCCCAGGCGTTCGAGGATGCCAAGAAACTCATCAAGACCGACCTGGACGAGATGACCGAGTTCACCAAACAGGCGGCGCGCAATATGCAGGACGCGATGAGCACGTTCTTCTTCGACGCGCTGCAAGGCAAGATGGGGAACCTGGCGGACAGCTTCAAGCGCACTATCGATAAGATGGTTGCTGATCTGCTTGCATCGAAACTGAACAATTTCCTGTTCGGCGACTTTGGGAAGACAGGAAACATCGGCGGATTCATTGGTGGCAGCAGCGCGCCCAATTTTCTAAAAAATCTATTCGGTGGTGCAACTAGCTCGGCAGCCAGCAGCATGTTTAGTGGCTCCAGTCTCGGCTTCGGCGGCAACCTCGCGGCGGGTATCGGTTTTCCGTCATTAGCATTCCAGACTGGTGGCAGCTTCGACGTCGGCGGCGTCGGTGGACCAGATAGCCAGCTGGTAGCGTTTAAGGCAACGCCAGGCGAGCGCGTGCAGGTTGGCCAACCGAAGGATATGGGTGGTGCGGTGAACTTCAATTTCAACATCCAGACGCCCGATGCCGACAGTTTCCGCCGGAGTCAAGGCCAGATGATCGCTGATGCCGCTGCCGCCCTGCAACGGGCACGGAGGAATTTGTAAATGGCCTTTATTGAAACGCCTCGCTTCCCGGACGACATCAGCTACGGTGTGGTCGGCGGTCCTGAATTCAACACGGACGTGGTCATTCTCAAGTCAGGCCATGAACAGCGCAATGAAAACTGGGAAGCCGCGCGTGCGATGTTCGACGTGTCTCACGGCGTGCGCAGCCAGGGACAGATGGAGACGCTCGTTGCGTTTTTCCGTTCGGTGCGTGGTCGTGCGCACGGTTTCAGGTTCAAGGATTGGAGCGATTACAAGACCTACCAGGCATCAGGCGACGGCTGGCTCGGCAGCAGTGCAACGGGCGCCGCGTTGGCAACCTACACCATGGCCAAGCATTATGCTGCGGGCACGCTGGACTACCTGCGCGAGATCACGAAACCAGTATCTGGCACATCTACCGTCTACCGTAACGGTTCCCCTGTCACAGTCGGCTCGGCAGCCGGCAACTGCAATGTCTACGCCAATTCGGGCACAGTCGCCTTCGTCGCGGACTCGACCAAGCTGATATCCAGCATCAGCAATGCCAGCCCAGGAGCAGTAGTTTCATCCGGCCATGGCTTCTCCACCAACAACAAACTGCTGCTGCATCACATCACAGGCATGACCGAGGCGAATAGCGTCGTCTTCACCATTGGCGTCGTTGACCCAAACATATACACGCTAGGCGTCAATACCAACAGCTATGGGGTGTTCACAGCCAGCAACAGCGCGGCGGCAAGCAAGTTTCCTCAGAATTCAGAAACTCTGACATGGGCGGGTGAATACGATGTGCCGTGTCGGTTCGACACCGACAAAATGCGCGCGCGCGTGGACTTCCAAAATGTGCTGGCGTGGGACTCGATCATGGTGGTCGAGCTGCGCGTGGGGTCAGCCTCGACATGAAGACTGCCAGCACAAGCCTCGCGGCGCACATGCTGCTTGAGGTCACGACCATGGCGATGTGCTGGAAGGTCACGCGCGCGGACGGGCTTGTGCTTGGGTTCACGAGTCATGATGCTGATCTTGTCATCAGCGGAATCACCTATGAGGCTTCGACTGGATTCACGCCGACGGCCATCCGCACGACCACAGGACTGGCTGTGGACAACCTCGATATTGATGGCCTGCTATCCTCGCCGTCGCTGACTGAAGCCGACCTTGTGGCGGGCAAGTGGGACTATGCAGAGATCGAGGTGTTTGAGGTCAACTATAAGAATGTGGCCATGGGCACGCTTCATCACAGGCGCGGCCATCTTGGTGAGATCAAGAGCGGCCTGCACAATTTCACCGCCGAGCTGCGCGGCTTGACCCAGGCATACACCAACATCATCGGTGAGTCGTATTCAGCCGGGTGCCGCGCCAACTTCGGTGACACACGCTGCAAGATCAACGTCACTTCTTACACGGTCACAGGCGCAGTATCGACGCAACCATCGGACCGCCAGACCTTCGCCGACGCCACGCGCACTGAATCTGCTGGCTGGTTCGACTACGGACTGGTGACGTGGGCGGCGGGCGCAAACAGCGGCGCCAGCATGGAGGTCAAGAACTACGCATTGACAGGTACGCTCGTCACGCTGGTGTTGCCGATGCCCTACACCATCAACAGCGGCGACAGCTACGCGATGATCGCAGGTGACGACAAACTGTTCACCACGTGCGTGAGTAAGTTCAATAACGGTATTAACTTCCGTGGCGAGCCGCATCTTCCCGGAATCGACAAGGCGCTGGATTATGGCGGTCGCTAGAGACCTCATCGTAGCGACGGCGCTGACATACGTCGGCGTGCCGTTCCTGCACCAAGGACGGAGCCGCAGTGGGGTAGACTGCGTCGGTCTCGTGATCTGCACGGCGCACGACCTCGGCATCACCGACTACGACAAAGCCGATTACGAGCGTGATCCGGACAGCGACGAGCTGGTGCGGCTGCTGGATGCACACATGGATCGTAAGCGGCTGATAGATGCCGAGCCGGGCGATCTTGTACTGATGGCCCTTGGCAAGGGCAAGCCTAAGCACGTGGCGCTGCTGATCGATTACGACCGGATGCTCCACACCTACGCCAATGCGGGCAAGGTAGTCGTCAACGGATTCGGCAATCACTGGCAGCACCGCGTCAGGGGCTGCTATAGCTTCAGGGGGATCGCCTGATGGCCGAGCTTGCCTTAGCTGCTGCTAGTTCCTGGTTTGGCGGTACATTTTTTGCTGCTGGGGCTTTTGGTCTGACCGGGGCGCAGATCGGCTGGGCAATCGGTTCGTTCGCTGGCAGTCTTCTTTTCGGCCCGGACATGCCAGACCAGCAAGGTCCGCGCCTGACGGACAAGACCGTCCAGAGTTCCGCCTACGGAACGATGATCCCCATATCCAAGGGCCGCGCCCGCTTCGCCGGGAACATCATCTGGTCGACAGACCTTGTCGAGCAGAGCCATAGCCAGAGCTACGGCGGCAAGGGCGGCGGCGGCGGAACCTCGACGACCTTTTCGTATTACGCCAACGCGGCTATTTCGATCTGTGAGGGCGAGAAGCTGGTGCGCAAGGTGTGGGCGGACGGCCAGTTGATCTACGATATCACGAGCACGAATACAGGCTATACAGGCAGCGATCTGCCTATCCGCTTTTACACAGGCAGCGAGACCCAGGAACCTGACCCGCTGATCGAATCCGTGCAAGGCGTCGGGGCGACGCCAGCCTATCGCGGTCAATGCTACATGGTGATGGAGCAATTCGCGCTGGAAAAGTATGGCAACCGCATTCCTAACTTCACCTTCGAGGTAGTTGATGGTTCGCTGGCGTATCCGGCTGTGGTCGATTTAGGCACAGGAACGCGTGGTACGTTCGACAACGTTGGAAGATTGTGGGTGGTCTCCAGCAACACGACTGTGGACGTGTGGGACACTGCTACGCAAACGATACTGGTGAGTAACACAGTAGACGCGCTGCCAACTGGAAATATCAGTACAGCCGCTCATACGCCATTCTACGTCGAAGAGCTGGATGAGATATGGGTTTCAAATGCTTCCAGCGGTTCTTCCGGCACAGGAGCTGCGATATGGCGTTTCTCTGCAATTTCGCTGTCTGAAATTGGAACCATTCGCGTGACTGCTACTGGCACGCCAATAGGCACTTCGATGGCATATTCGCCGACTATGCGCAAAATCATCCTGTTCAACAATTACACCGGCGTAAATACGGCCAGGCTGATTGACATAGATACATTGATTGTCTCTTCAGCTCCTGGCTATTCAGGTAGCGTGACGTATTCATTGGCGATACCTGCGCATTCAATAGCAGTATCGCATGGTCCAAATATTACTGGTCTGCTAATCACCAGTCTTGTTGATGGCGGAAAGATGGATCTATTTGTTGGTGATGTAGTAGATAGTTCAACAGGCGAAGATGTCTATTACGATGAGGATTTGGACGCGCTGCTTTGGGTGCGCATCGAGGCGGGTTTCGGAAAGATTCGTCAAGTAAATTTGCCTGGGTTTGATGTAGTCGATCACGCCCTGCCAACGCCACCGGGCGACGGTGCGTCTATTACAAAAGACAACGGGTTTTATTACATCGGTTCACCAAATACGGCAGGCAGCGGTTACTTGCTGATACTCGATTCTGACTTCAACACAGTTGACTTGATTACCATAAATGACACATCCAATGACGCTGCACGGATGTTCATGATAGACGATAAGCTGTGGGGCGTCGGAGGCAGCATTGGCGTCGGTATCCTGCCGCACGTCAAGATGGTCACGTCTGCCGACCCTACGCTGGCGAGCATCATCACGTACATATCCGAGAGCGCCGGGCTGAGCGCGAGCGACATCGATGTGACGGGTGTGACTGAGAACGTCACTGGCTGGTTTGTAACGCGCCAAGCGCCCGCGCGTTCGCTCTTAGAACCGCTGCTGGCCGCGTACCGCTACGAAGGCGTGGAGACTGGGTAATGGCCGGCAAGATCAAATTCGTCAAGCGGGGTGGCGCGTCGGCAGCTACGATCACGACGGATGATCTTGTTGTCGAGAATTCTGCTATCGCTGCTGCCAATACCAGGAAGCAGGAACCTGAGCTGCCGCGCCGCGTAAACGTCACCTACTCCAACGCAGCGGCGGACTACCAACAGGGTCTCCAGTTTGCGCAGCGCATGGTTGGATCGAGCATCCAGATCGTCGGGGTTGAATTGCCATTGGTGTTGACGGATGCCGAGGCCAAGCGCATCGCCGACTCGATGATCTACGACGCCTATGCATCGCGCACCGAGATCGAGCGCGTCCTATCGCGCAAGCATTCACGGCTGGAGCCGACTGACGTTGTGACGTACGAGAGTGGCGACGTGACGTACCGCGCGCGCATCGTCAGTCGGGACGAGGGCAGTCCAGGCATCAACAAGTTCAAGCTGGTGGTCGATGACTTGAGCGTGAATACATTCACAGGTCCTGGGGCACCGGCGCCAGTGCCCGACTCGACCATCTATCCGTTGGCCGTCACGCGGCTGGAACTGATCGACAGTACCCTGTTCCGCGACACGGACGAGGGCATCGGCTTCTATGTCGCGGCCTGCGGATCGAACGCCGGTTGGGGCGGCGCGGTGCTGTTCAAGAGTTCTGACGGCGGCCAAACGTGGTCCAGCGTGGCCACCCTCACCGAGCCGAGCACGATGGGTGCGGCGACAGATGCGCTGGCGGATGGGCGCACCGATATCGTCGATGAGTCCGGCACCGTGACGGTGCGGCTGACCTATGGCACGCTATCGAGCACGACCCACGCGGCGATGCTGAACGGCGCGAATGCCGCGCTGCTTGGTGACGAAGTGATCCAGTTCAAGACAGCTACGCTGAACGGAGACGGCACCTATACGCTCAACGGGTTGCGCCGGGGCAGGCGCGGCACCGAGCGCACGACAGCCAGCCACGCGGCAGGCGACAGGTTTGTACTGCTCAGCGTGTCGACGCTCGAGCGCGTGACGATAGGCTCGGCTGAGATAGGCGCAGAACGGCTATACAAGGCCGTCACCGTCGGCGGGGTGCTGGAAAACACACCGTCAGTCGCCTTCACCTGTGACAACATTGGCCAGGAATGCTACAACCCGGTCCACCTGAGCGGCGGGCGCAATGGGCCTGGCAGCCTCACCCTCTATTGGCTGCGCAGGTCACGTCTCGGTGCCGCGTGGCATGATTTTGCCGACATCGCGCTTGGCGAAACAAGTGAGGCATACGACGTAGAGATTTGGGACACTAGCAGTTACACGACTCTGAAGCGTACCTTCACTGATCAGACGACACATTCGGTGATCTACACGAACTCGATGCAGTTCGCTGACTTCGGCAGCAACCAGTACCCGGTCTACACGCGCGTGTACCAGAAGTCCAGCGTCATGGGGCGCGGCTTCGTTCTTCAAGGAGCGATCTGATGGCAGACAGCACGAGTAATCTCGATACGATCAGCAGCAGCCAGGAGGACAAGGAGGAGACAGCCAACGAAATATTCGACGCGCTCAGCCCTCCCTCTCTGTACGGGCGCAGGGCATCCACCACGACCGGGTTGACATGGGGCTTCTACGGCGGGCGCGCGCGGTTGACGAACGGCTCATTGACGACGATCACCAACAGCATCGTGACGCTGACAGCAAGCGCAGTCAATTACATCGAAGCATCTCCGACTACGGGGCTATTGACGAAGGTAACGTCACAGTTTACAGCGGGCAAGGTTCCGCTATATTCCATCGCTGCGCTAGTGAGCACTGTGAATACCTACGCTGATCATCGTGTAATGCGCCAACCCGACGCTCGACGCCGAGCCATATCCATGTCCGACGCCAATTACACGCTGACACAGGATGAGGCGGCTTGCAGTATCCTGGAATTCCTTGGTACGTTGACGACGTCGAGAGCGATCACATTCCCGGATGACATTGCCCAATATACAGTCTGTAACTCGACCGGGCAGCTTCTTGAGCTGAAGACTGCGGCGGGGTCTGGCGCACTGATCGCCAATACCAAGCGCGCAGTCATCTATTCTGATGGTACGCACATCCAGCGCGTGACGCCGGATACCTGACCATGGCTGAGTTCCTTAAGGAGCTGAGCAGCAACCTGGCGGAGCGCCTGATAATTGCCTTGCTCGCCGCTGTGGTGACGACCTATGTTTTAACGCAAAACCACGACGGCAGAATCGTCACATTGGAGCGCGAAGTTGTGAAGTCACAAGCGCATGCTGATGAGGATATCAAACGGTGGGCACTGATCGAGCAGCGCCTGGAGCGCATCGACACGCTGGTCGAGATTCATCTTAAGAAGGAGTGCGAATGAAGATAGCAGTCTCAGCTGGGCATGATCCGCGTCGCCGAGGCGCATGCTATGGCAAGATTTGCGAGCATGATTTGACGGTGTCGTGGCAACAGTCGCTGCTGAAGTATCTTGACACTGCCGGCGTCAAGGTGCCCAGTAACCTGCCGCTACGGCACAAGATCGCATGGATCAATGCGACGCCCGATATCACCAGCGCAGTGGAGATACACTTTAACGCAGGCAGTATCAAGGCGAAGGGCTGCGAGACACTATATGCGCCGAATAGCCGGCGCGGCATGCGCATCGCCGAGAATGTGCAGAAGGCCATCAGTTCATTCTGCGCGCCGAACCGTGGCATTAAGGAGGGGTGGTACAGAATGGACAGACCGGGGCATGTGGACTACAAGGGAGACATGGAGGGGGACGAGATAGTTGATGCCTTCCTGCGGCAGACGAGGATGCCAGCGATCATCGTCGAACCATTCTTCATCCATGAGCTGACGCGTATCGACGAGCTGCGTGAGACGGTATGTGAGGTGATGGCAGAAGCGCTGATCGAGAGCGCGACGATACTTGAAAGGAGCAGATCATGAGTGAAAACACGTTTAGCCTAGGGGTTTCCCTAGGGTCAGGCTCAAAAACAGCGCCTTGGCCCTGTTTCACCCGCCGTATGGGCCTTTTAGCGTTGGGTCTCCTATCGGGGTGCGCGGGATTGCCTACGATGCAGTACTGCGAGACGGTGAAGTATGAGCGTGTGGGTAACAAGATACATGTTGAGGCGGATTGCCAGGCACCCGTCGGGGTGGGCGTCAGTCTGCCGGGGATGTAGGCGTTTTGCACTTACCGCACGTCGAACATCTATAGCCGTCGTGGTAAGTCGAGTTGCCACTGCCAAGGTCGATCCACCCACGCCCATAAATCCAGTGATGAATCCCGAGCCAGCACAAAATTCTGTACAGCCGTTCCATTTTGTTATCCT